TATTTTACTCATTTTAATTTAGTCAATGAAGGCTACGAAGCTGATTCAGACGACTACTACAATGAGTTAAACAAAAGAGTTTTTAAAGTTTATCCTTCATTGGATAACAATGAAAAAGCCGAAGTAAAAGATGATAGACCCTCTGTGCAAAGAGTCGCATCTGCTTCTGTAGGAAGTCGGCAAAAAACACAAGCTAAAAAGAAAGGCGTGACTTTTTCTAAGTCCGAAGTAGATCGCCTCAGAGGGTTAAAACCTTACAACATGTCAGAAGATGACTGGTTGAAAAGAGTAGCCCAAGAGAAACAAAAAATTTCACAAAGAGAGGTAATCTAATGAAAGACGAAAAGAATTTGGACATGACTAGAACTGTTCGTGATTCCGAGACACACGATAAAGAGGCTCGTAGAAAACCATGGCGACCAGTCAGAAAACTTGAAACTCCTCCACCACCTGAAGGCTATGAATACAGGTGGATTAGAGAAGCAACTTTAGGTCAAGAAGATGCAAATAACATGAGTTACAGACTAAGGGAGGGTTGGGAACTTGTACAAGGTTCTGAGCTACCTGAAGGATGGCATTTTCCTACTATCGAACAAGGCAGGATGGCAGGCGTAATTCACAACGAAGGACTCGTTTTAGCAAAAATGCCAACTGAGACTGTACAAGAAAGAAGAGATCACTACGAGGGTAAAACTCGTCAGGCAAATGAAGCGTTAGACAATACTATGTTTAACGATTCTTCTAAAGACAATCGATATGTTAAGTATGATTCTAAGCGAGAATCTCAAGTTACTTTTGGACAAAAAAAGTAACTAATAACAGGAAACTAAATTATGGCAAATAAAAATGCTCCATTTGGTCTAAAACCTGTTCGTATGATGAGTGGTGCACCTTATTCAGGTGGACAATCAAGATACAGAATCGCTAGTGGTGCGACTACCCCAATTTTCCAAGGAGACTTGGTTACTCAGCTAACAGCAGGAGTATTGGGCAGACACGCCGCTACTGGAACTGTACCTATCGTTGGAGTTTTTAATGGCGTTAGCTATACAAACTCTGAGGGCGAACAGATTTTTAGTAATTATTACCCGGGAAGTATAACTTCCTCTGACATCTTCGCATCAGTGATAGATCATCCTAATGTTGTTTTTGAAGTACAATGCAACGCAGCTTTTCCAGTTGCAGACTTGTTTGGAAACTTCGACATTGTTGATGGATCACCTGTAGGAGATACGAAGTCAGGAAGATCAAATACTGAATGTGCAGTTAGTACTGGTGCAACCACTGCTACACTACCACTGAAAGTCTTAGATATTTCTGAGGACCCTGATAACTCGGATGTAGGTTCGACTGACACTAATGTTCTATGTGTGATTCAAAATCATATATGTGGACAGAAAGGTGCAGGTTTAGCATAAGGATATAAATTATGGCAATTTCAAGAGCACAATTAGCGAAGGAACTCGAACCCGGTCTGAACAGTTTATTTGGACTTGAGTACGATCAGTACCAACAAGAATATACTGAAATTTTTTCTATCGAAGACTCTCAAAAGGCTTTCGAGGAAGAAGTATTGGTTATGGGTTTTGGTTCAGCACCAACTAAGTCTGAAGGACAAGGGGTTGTTTTCGACAACTCTTCTGAAAGTTATACAGCAAGATATACGCATGACACAATTGCGTTGGCTTTTGCTTTAACAGAAGAAGCAGTAGAAGATAATCTTTATGATTCTTTAGGAAAGAGATACACAAAAGCACTAGCACGATCAATGGCTAACACCAAAGAAGTCAAAGGTGCCAATGTACTCAATAACGCATTTTCTACCAGTTTTACTGGTGGTGATGGAAAACCTTTAATCGCTACAGATCACCCACTTGCAGGTGGTGGAACTGCTGCGAATAGAGCGACTTCTATGGCTGACCTCAATGAAACTTCATTGGAAGATGCACTTATTGACATCTCAACATTTACAGACGATAGAGGTCTAACAATCTCTGTCAATGCTTCAAAACTTGTGGTTCCACCACAATTAGTATTTGTTGCTGACAGAATATTGAACAGCACTCTAAGATCAGGTACATCAGATAATGATGTAAACGCTATCGCTAACACAGGCGTGTTACCGGGTGGCTATACAGTTAATCATTACTTAACTGATCCTGATGCTTTCTTCTTGCTTACATCTGTTACAGATCAAGGCGAGGGTCTAAAAATGTTCCAAAGAACAGGCATGGAGACTAACATGGAACCTGATTTCTCTACTGGTAACATTCGTTACAAAGCTAGAGAAAGATACAGCTTCGGTTTTTCAAACTGGCGTGGTATTTATGGTTCACAAGGAGCTTAATTGAACGATTTGTAATAGCGTTTATTACTCAACTATTACTTAAAAAGGGCTCAAAAGAGCCCTTTTTTTTTGACTTTTTTTAAATAATACGACATATCAGTGACTTACAATGTGTAATATATGTGTAAAAAGTTGTACATTTATGTAAAAAGATGTATATTACTTATATGGGAAATAAATTAAATAACAAAAAAGGAGAAAATATGAGTAAATCAGCACATGATGTTTTTAAAGCACCTGTTAGCAAAGAAGATTTGGTAATAGCGTGGCACACAGTTGGTTTTGATAAATACATCAAAACATTAAGCGAAATGTACGACATACCTGTAGATCAATTCTATGATGCTTGTAAAGAAGAACAAGAGGTTAGAGATGAAATTGTAGGTAACTTTGCTAAAGCCATGGAGGAAGCGTAATGAGATCATTAAAACATTTAAAAAAGTATTCACCTGAGTGGGATGAAGTTATGAACCTTGAGTTAGAGGTTGTAGCCAATGCTTACAATTACGAAGATGGTGAAAAATCTAAATATCCTAAGCCTATGTACAGCATTAAACTTCCTAATGACATGACAGGCATGGAGTTGTTTCAATCAATGGATGGCGACCAACCTATGTACCCTGCTACTAGCTACTTAAATATGTTAGAGCAATATGACCTTTATCACGATGATGGTTTGGCTGACTATCCTCGACATGATAATACCAAGCGTATTTTCTATCATGATTTTGAGAAAGCACATGCTTCTGTTTACTTCTTAAAAAAGCATTATGAATTTTTAAAAGAACAGGAGGTAGCGTAATGAAAAATCAAATATTCAAAGAGCTAACATATTACATATCTAGTGGAGAGCTAACAGCTATGTATACCCTTTGTCTTGGTTATGGACATGACCCAAAAGGAGATCATATTGTGAACCTTTCTACTGACTCTCAGAAAGCAGTAAGCAAGGCTATGGAGTATGTCGAAAAGGCTAATGACATTTATCCTCTTGAGACATCATATGCTGATGTAAGTCTTAATGAAATTGTTAGAAGAAAGCAAGAGCAAATTGAGGCTGACAATCTAAAAAGAAAGGAAGAAAATATTGCTAATTGGGTTGTAGCTTCTAAAGAGTTAATTTCTCAAGGCAAAAATCCTTTTGATAAAATTTGGGCAAATGGTCATGTAGTAGGTCATTATTTTATTGATGACATGTCTCAAGAAACCATTAACTACTGGGCAAATATTACTGAGTACAAAAGTGAAATTCATGAAGCCATAAGCAACATATGTAAGCCAAGAGCTATTTACATTCCTAAAAATGCTAACAAACATTTTGGTTCTGTTGGTGACAAGGTTACTGTTAAAGCCTTTGTTCTAAGCCAAGATCATTATGAAAATAGTTTTGGTTATAACAATTATTCTGTAAAAATAAAATACATCACAGAAGATGGTGAAAGGCTAGTAACCAATGGTGGTGATAAAACTAAGTTTAATGAAGCTATTTGGGATTGTGTTAATACTTGGGTTGAGCTTGAGGCTACTGTTAAAACACACAACGAGTTTACTCCAAAAGTTGACTATACAGAAGTTTGTGAAAGAACTGGTGAGTATCTTTACAAAGAAAAAGATGGTGACAAGACTTGGAATACCACTTCACTTATCAGACCAAAGCTAATTAAAGTTTTTAAAAAAGAATCAGAAGTAGCCTAATGAACCCATAAAACTTAAAACATTCTATTTGCTAAATCATGCTCCAAGGAGTATGATTTTTAGTATCTAGGATATTTTAACTTGTTCTACAGACTGACCTAGCAGACAAGCCAAGACAGTAGAACTTATTTCCTTGGAGGAAATTATGGCAAACTCAACTTTTAATGGACCAGTTAGGTCTGAAGGTGGTTTTGAACAAATCACTGTTACTGCTAAGACAGGTGCAGTAACCACAAACCTTGATGTTGATTCAAGTGGTAATCTTTCAACTACAGGTACAATTAACAATCTTTTTCCTGTCACAAGCATTACTGATGCGACATATACGCCAACCACAGCACAATCAGGAACAATCTTTTCATTGAATCGTGCCGCAGGTATTACTGTTACTTTACCTGCCGCTAGTGCAGGGCTTTTCTATGAGTTTCATGTAGGAACTACTTTTACAGGAACATTCATTTTACAAGGTGCTTCTAGCTCTGATACTTTTCAAGGAATGATTTTACAACAAGATAAAGATGAACTTGGAAGTGTTGTTGCACTAAACGAAAACATTGACACAACTGGTTGGAATATACCTGCTGCGGCTGATTATAGATTGACTATGGATGCTGACACTGATGGTAGATTTATTGGTGGTCATATTAGATGTGTGGCTATTACAGATGCTATTTGGCTTCTAAATGGTCATGTCTTTGGAGATGGCACAGTTTCACATTCTTTTAGTTAAGGAGTAATTATGGCTGATGTAGTAACATCACAAACCATTCAGGATGGGCAACGCAAGGCTGTTATGAAATTCACCAATGCCAGTGATGGCACTGGTGAGTCTGCAGTAAAAAAAGTTGATGTATCAGCTTTAAATTCAAACTCAGCAGGCGTTGCTTGTACTTCAGTTGCAATCGCAAAGGTATGGTGGGCAACAACAGGTATGGGTGTCAAAATTGATTTTGATGCCACTACCAATGTTTTAGCTGTGACCCTACCTGCTGATTCAACTGGTGACGAGTATTACGATGATTTTTCAGGTATTCCAAACAATGCAGGCAGTGGTGTAACAGGCGATCTTGATTTCACCACAGTAGGTCATTCAAATGGCGATACTTATGTCATTATTCTTGAATTAATTAAAAACTATGGATAGATGGCAACATCAAACAGTAAAAATTTTGAACCTGATGTAGGTGAATTTGTAGAAGAAGCCTTTGAACGATGTGGTTTAGAGCTTCGCACAGGTTACGATCTTAAAACAGCACAAAGAAGTCTTAATCTTCTGTTAGCAGAATGGGCTAACAGAGGATTAAACCAGTGGACTGTGACACAAAAAACTGTAGCTATGGTTAAAGATACCACCTCTTACAACATAGACACCACTAATAGCACTGCACCGATTGATGTTTTAGATGCTTTTGTTAGAGAAACCATTGGTTCAGATGTAACTGACATTGCCATGGCTAGAATTAGTCGTTCACAATACTCAGCTATACCTAACAAAGCACAAACAGGTAAACCCAATCAGTTTGTTATAGATAAACAACTATCTCCAACCATTAGTGTTTACCCAACACCTGATAAGTCTGCAACATACACTGTGTACATGAATGTGTTGACACGCATGGATGATGCTGATGTAGGTGCTAATACCATGGATATGCCTTATAGGTTCTATCCATGTTTAGCGGCAGGTCTTGCATATTACATATCTCTTAAAAAAGCACCTGAAAGAACACCTATGTTAAAACAGTTGTATGAAGAAGAGTTTTTGCGAGCCATGAATCAAGATGAAGAAAGAGCTTCATTTCGTGTTAGTCCTGATTTAAGGAGTTATAATTCAGCCTAATGAGTGCATTTGCAAGTAATAAAAATGCTTATGGAATTTGTGATGTCACTGGTTTTCGTTACAAATTAAAAGACATGAAAAAAACATGGAATGGTCTTTTGGTAGGACCTGACCAGTTTGATCCTAAACATCCACAGATAGAACCAAGAAATGTAGC